GAAAAGCTTGAGATGTTGAATGAAGCAAGATCACGAGGTCTTGTGGAAAAGCCTATGTCTCAATACTCAGGTGGAAAGTTTTATACTCAGCCTGTAGAGGCAACGCCAGACGATTTAGAATATTACAAGTCACTCCCTAGAACACAACCATCAAAAGGCCCAAGGGCTGATATTCCTAGTGAAAACTTACAACGTCTAAGCATGTTGCAAAAAGGTATGACCTTCGGTTTTGGTGAAGAAATGGCTGGCATGATGGGTGCTGACAAGGACTATCTAAGGCGTGGTATGGAAGTAGCACGTGAGGAAAGACCTGGTGAAAGTATGGCCTTAGAGATTGCGGGCGGTATTATGACTGGTCTAGGCCCAGGTAAGAAAGCCATGGAACTTACGGCAAGGGGTTTACCTAAGACTGTCGCTACTATGACTCCTAAACAGAAGCTTATGGCAGTTGGTGGGGCAACAGGTGGTTTGTACGGTGCAGGTGAAGCTGTAGAAGGCGAAAGAATTGAGGGTGCTGTTAAAGGTGGCCTATTTGGATTAGGTACAGGCTTTGCTTTAGGAACTATTAACGGCAGAGTTGCCAAGATGTTTGGTAAGAAAGAAATACCATTTACATCTGATGATGTTAAACAATTATCTTCACAAGCGTATAAGCGTGCAGAGGAACAGGGTGGTGTATTGTTGCCACGTGTTACAAACAGATTCCTAGACTCTGCTAGAAAGCGTGTGATGCCACGTACTGAGGCAGGGCGTTTAGTTGGTGGTAAAGGCAAAGTTGCTGAGGTTATGGAAAACCTAGAACAGCTTAGAGGTAAAAATCTAACACTGAGGGAAGCTCAAGAGATTGATGAGTTTCTAAGTGATATGATTGACGGTGCAACTGACATGGGTAAGCTTACTAAAGAAGGTAAGAAACTGTTTGATGTTCAGAATGCCTTTAGAGCAACTATTGACAATGCACCAGCTATTGACGTTGCGGGTGGTAAAGCAGGGTTTAGCTCTCTAAAAGAGGGTAGACGTTTGTGGTCACAATCTGCAAAACTGAGAGATATTGAGCGTATTATCACAAGGGCTGAGATGACTGATAACCCAGCTACATCTCTCAAATCTGGTTTTAGAACACTTTATAACAATCCTAAGCGTATGAGGGGTTACAACACAGCGGAAAGGGCGGCTATTAAGAAGGCTGCTGAATCTGGTGTTGTTACTGATCTTCTAAAGACGGCTGGTAGTAGGTTAGTTCCTATTATTACAGCGTCAGTAGGGGGTGGCCTTGGACCATCTGCTGTTGCGGCAGCAGGTTCTATGGCATCAAGGGGAGCGGCAACTAAGGTACAACTTGCAAAAGCCAGAAAAATAGCTGATGTTATTTTAAGGAATAAAGGTGAACCTACACCATCAGTTCGCAAGGCTCTTGCTGAGGATGTTGGACTAAGTGAGCTTGTTAAAAGAATATTAGGAGAGTCGAACAAATGATCGTATTTAGTAAATATACATGTAAGTCTGGTGGTAAGAAGCCTAGTAAGACCACATCATCTTACAAAACAACTAAGTCAGGTTCTAAGTATAAGAAAATGACACCATCTAAATCACGCAAGAGATAGGTGATAAATGACTGCACGAGTAAAAGCGAGTGTTAAGGCTTTCTTTGAAACAGGAGACAAGCCCACTCAGGCACAGTTTGCGGATTTGATTGACTCTTATCAGGATGCTTCTGATGAGTTGACTGATTATGTTACACAGGTTACGGCGGCTGTGACTGCCACTGTGCCACAACGTGCAGGTACAGGAATCAAATTTGCGCTTGTTAGCGCATCAAATCTAGCTGATTCATCTATAACCTCATCAAAGATAGTTGACGGTGCTGTCAGCACTGTAAAAATAGCAAGTGCGGCTGTAACAACTGCTAAGATTGAGGGTAACAATGTAACTCTTGCAAAATTGCAACAGATTAGCAACCAACGTGTACTAGGCAATATGTCTGGCGGTTCTTCTGATGTAGATCAAGTGATTGTTAAGGATGAGGATGATATGGCCTCAGACAGTGCCACAGCATTGGCAACACAGCAAAGCATTAAAGCGTATATTGACACACAAATCAGTGCAATTACGGGTAATTCACCTTATTTTTCTGCCTACCTTGGGGCGAATCAGTCTATTTCTGACTCTACTACAACAATATTGAATATTAATAACGAGACTGTAGATACAAATGGTGACTTTGACACCAGTAATTATAGATTTACACCATCTGTAGCAGGTTATTATAAGTTTAATGTGAATGTTGCAATGGGTAGTATTGCTGACCAAGGCAGATTCCAGATTGATATATATAAGAATGGCTCTGCTGCATCATCTTCTGTTGTATTGCACGCATCAACTGCATCACCTATAACATTGTCAGGCTCTTTGTCTAAGATATTACAGGCAAATGGTACTACAGATTATTTTGATGCACGTGTAACACAGGTTACAGGTGGTTCTAAGGACGCTTTGGCTGGCGATGCATTTACATGTTTTGAGGCATTTAAAATATATTAAGGCATAGTTAATGAGTTACGTATCACCTACAACAGCTAAATCATACTTTGAGCAAGGGGATAAACCTACTCAGGCTCAATTTACTGATCTTATTGATAGTACTCATCTAGAAATAGTAAACATTGCAGAAATATACGGTATTGTTGAGGGTGATAGTAGCGCAGCAACGGCTACGGCTAACGTAACGGCATTCCAGAACGCTTTTAACAGCGTTACCGAAGCTGTACAATACCAACAGACAAAAGCACTTTATTTGCCTTCTGGTGATTATTATATTGATGCACCCGTACTACCTAAATCAAGCACATTATTGTTTGGTCCTGGTGTGATGCACGGTACAACCCCAACAGAAGAGATTATTAAGCTCTCTGGTGTTAATGACATTGTAATTGATGGTCTAGGGTTTACACATGATGTGACCCCAGGTGATTACGTAAGTGGTTGGGAACCAGCGGTGGCTAGAAATGATGGTGATGTTGATTGTAACCGTATCACCGTTAGAAACTGTATGTTCTATAAGACAGCTAACCAAGGTGTAAGAAGCCAAGGTGGTACGTTCTGGCATGTATATAACAACCGTTTCTTTGAGATTACCACAGTAGGTATTTATATCGCTGACACAGAACACATCAAGATTAATGATAATGTAATTTATCAGACTGGTGATGATGGTATGCAGATGGCCGTAGGTGCTGACAACTACATTATCTCTGGTAACTTGGTTATTGAAGCTGGTGTTGTTCTAGGCCAATCAGGTGTGAGTGGCTCTGGTATTCGTGTAACTGGTATTAACGGTGCTGTCACAGGTAATACCATTATCAAGGCAACACTTACCGCAATTGCGGTGACAAATAACTTTAACCGCCCTAATGATCCAGTGCCTTCTAACATCACTATCTCAGGAAATAGTATCTTTGAGGTAACAGATATTGAAGGTGATACGGCCGTGGGTGGTATTACGTTACATAACGTTGGTGATATTCTAATTGCTAACAATGTTATTGATGTTAACAAAGACCCTACCGTAGCAGGAAATTCTAAGTATGCAGGTGTTAGGATTTACACCACTGCTCAGAATCCAGCTAACCTTAACAAGCGTATATTGATTAAAAACAACATTATCAAGAATTGCTTTGATGGTGTTCTAGTATTGAATGACGATGTTACTCATATTGAGGTAGACGGTAATACGTTTGATACATATAAGATTGGCTTTGATATTGAGTCAACTTTGACAATTGCTAACCTTGCAATTCGCAATAATTACTATTACAACGGTGACAGCACGCCTATACTAAATATAGGTACTGGTACATCTGCTGAGATTACAGCACTTGTGGTAGAAAATAACAAGATTGTGAGCGGTAACGGTACTTCTTCAGCTATTAACTTCCAAAGCAAGACAGTTTCTAAGTGTCGTATGCGTGGTAATGATTTCGGTGGTCAACCTCCTTACGCTAATGATTCTAATGTAGCCAATTTTGTTTTTGATGGCGATGAACAGCAAAAGCTTACAAACGAGGGAACAGCAACAGTAAGCGCGGGAAACACTAATGTAAGTGTGAGCCATGGGCTTATTAATAGAGGTGGCGGCGGTTTGACACCTAATGTTCAAGACATAACAATCACGCCTATGACTGCTGTAGGTTCTGCCAACACATGGTGGGTTGATACGATAGGAAGTAGCACATTTAACTTCAATATTACATCTTCAGCAGCTACTAATGTTTCTTTCGGGTGGAAGGTTCAGGCGTTGACAAATCAGAGGATCGCAGATTGATGAAATTAAACATGGCAGGTTTTTTAGAGGATTTTGTACATTCTATGATGTACATGCCTGTCGGAATGGTATGCTACGCATCATATAAGTTTATGTTTTCTGAGGCCGTGATATGGAGAAAGGTGCTAGGTGCAGGCGTTTGGTCTGTTCCTATAGGTTACGCTGTATCGCAAACAGGCTTTCATGCTCTGTCTTACTTTATAGCTGGCATATCAGGTGCATTTATCGTCCTATTTCTTGTAGGAATTAGAAAGATTATGGATAAATGGGCTGATGACCCTTTAAAGGTTATTAGAGAAATAAAAGGCACAAAGAAATGATTAAATACTTTACCGAGAAAGAGATTAACTCTGTATCTTTTGGAGTAAAGAATGGTTATGACTTTTGTGATAAAGATGTTCTAAGCAAGCTTGATAATGCAAGGGATGACGCTGGCTTCCCTTTTATTGTTGTATGTGCATATCGTTCTGTTGCTTGGGACTTGTCTAAAAACCGTTCTGGAGACTCCGACCACTGCAAAGGCCGTGGATATGACATTAAGATCAGATCACTTGCTCAAGCTATGAAAATACAGTGGTATTGCACTAAACATGGGTTTAATGCGTTTGGTATAAATATGGAAAAAATGTTTATACACGTTGGCTTTAGAGATATTGAAGGTGTTGTTACTTGGGATTACCTGTAAGAGTTTACAGGTAGTCAGTTTTGTTAATGACTAGTAACATAGTATACTGTATATACGGAAACCATATGGAGAAAACATAATGGATATTAAAGGTTTATTAAAAAGCAAAAAATTTATTGCAGCTATTATCGCTGTGATTGTTGCTGTTCTTAGCTTTGCTTTCCCACAGTTTGGGGATGTCTTTGTATCAATTGGCTCAACCGTTAGTGATGTACTTTCATCTGATGCATCACAAGCTGTAAGCCAGACTATTGTGGAATAATGGAATTAATTGCTTCACTGTTAAAAGCACTAATAAAGCCTCTTAGTGAGGCTTTTAAAACGTGGTTTATATACAGAGCAGGAAGAGATTCAGAGCGTTTAAAGAATGCTGAGGCTATCAACGATAGGGTTAAGAGTAAAAATGAAATTAAAAGCGTTTTGCGTACTCGTGACGCTAAATCTATTAACAGGGTGCTCAACAAGTGGTTACGTGATAAGTGATTACTGTATTTTATACGAGCCTATACACCCAAGCTTAGATGACACAGAAGAAACATTACGGCAGATTGCTGTAAATAACTGTGTGTGGGCTGAAAACTGTTCTACTGATAAATGTGAGATAGAATAAAAAAGGGGCAGGGGGTACAACAACAACATGAAAAAGACTGGAACACCGAGAGAGATGGTGTTATTCAGAATTTTACCTGCCCTGATAGAAACCTATCACATATATTATATATTGCAAATAAATTTATTTGCCTTACAATTGATTCAGCGACGCAGGTTTTTTTATCATTGCTTTTTCTCCTGTGTTGCAGTCCCATAGCCCAACCCCCTAAGACTATCTAGGGGGTTTTTTACTGCTTAGAATTTAAAAGCAGCTCCAACACCGAATCCAGCATTGTTTTGGCTATCGTAAGTCATACCACCTTTAACGCGAATATCTTCGCGAAGGTCTTTTGTGTAACCTACAGACATAGCATTCTCACCAGAATAATGTCCTAGACCCACAGCAATAGCACCGTCTAGCTCTGGAAGCATACCAAGAGCATTTGACCCTGCAATACCTGCTGACAATAGATCGTTCTGGTTATCCAAAGCACTAGCCATTTCGTCTTTAGTTACTTTGTTGTGGAACCAGTAAGGTCCTGCATGTGCAGCCGTTGAAGTTAGAACAAGTGCAAATGCCAATAGTAAATGTTTCATAACACAAACTTTCTTTAGTTAAGTTGGCGATATTGTATAACACTTTAGGGTAATAAAAAAGCCATGAGCTATTAACGGTAGCATCATGGCAAATATCTTTAGAATCTTACGAAACAATAGCTTCTTGGAACTCTCAGTAGACAAAGTAATTCTATAAGCTATCAGTATAACAATCAACATAAAAAGCCCCCGAGTAGACAGTGGGGGCTTATCAACTTAGCAGGGGAAAAACTAAAACCTGCCAGTCAATCTTTAATCTAAACGACCTGACTGCATCATGCTGTTGTAGAAAGTCTCTAGTTGCTGTTGCTTAAATGCGTAATCTTCAAATGTTGAAGGTTCTGCACCTACGATTCTTACTTTACCTTCTGGAAACGATTCTAAAACCTCTTCTGTTGCTTTTTGTACTGCTACACCATCAGAGTAAGCATCAATTTCTTTAAGTGAATCGACTCTACTCCAGTCACCTGTGTAAGAATCTTTAGTTTCGTATTTAACTTTAATGTAATGCTTCATGATTACTCTCTCTTTCATGTTGTTGTAACTTAGTTATATAACTTAGGTTGTATAAAGTCAAGTGTATTTTTTAATAAGATCAAAAATTGTTCACGTACATTATGACACAAAAAAACCGCCTCTGGCAAAGACGGTTTAATGGGCTTCGTTCGTATTTTATTGTCAATAAGAAAAAATAACATGCTTGTTATATCACATTAAACCAAACCACGCATCACATTATTCTCGGCACGTTCCCACATATTGGAAAGCTCTTCTTGTGTTACAGAATCAGCAGAGCGTGTTACATAACCTTTATCCGCCGTTATGATTAACTGTATAGCCTCTTGTCTGATGTGATGGTCTTTGTATTTCTCTTTCACAAAGTCACGGAACTCATCAAACTTATTACCATGCACGATAGATTCTGCTTTCTCTTTCCATCTTTCTAGCCACCCGTGCTTTATGCTTTGTGCCCAATAGCAATAAGCATAGCCAAACATAGCTGACTCTTTTACCTTAACCCAATTAGGAACGGTGCCACTGTTTATCATATGATAATACACACCAACCATTAGAGCTTTCTTCTTGTCCTCATCACTTTTGAATTGGACAATCCACTCTTTAAAGTCAATCTTGCACTTGTTTAACAGTTTATTGTTTTCCTCTTTCATCACCTTTGCCTCACTTGAGAATGAACTACGCCTCATAGCTCTATGTGTTCCAAGTAGGTTGTCAACACTAGGAAACTGCCTGTCAAAGTTAGCCAAAGAGATTTGACAGTGTTTTGTTGCTAGGTAAGACAGTTCTTTGTCGTTTAAATCATGAAAGTATTTGTGAAGCCCCTCAAGATATTCCATGTGTGCGTTATCATCACCTATAAATGGAGGGTTTGTGTTCAAAGACCTTCTTAATGGAATGCATACCTTATTCTGGTAGCGTTCTAAATGTTGTGGAATGTTCATTGTTTTTCTTTCTTTTTATCAAATAGTTTTTGGAAAAACTGCGGTTACAAGACCTATCATGAAAGAGATTGCCCAACCAAAACCAGAATTTACGCTGATTTCAAAAAATGCAACACCGCCGAAATGCCAACATGTTCTTGCAAGTGATGTTCCTATAACAAACAAAATTAACGTCTCAAGATAATTTTTCATCACCCAACTCCTTTAACATCTCATCACTAGGCTCTTGCATAAGCTTGTCCATACCACGTAGAGACAATTCCAGTGTTTTAATAATCTTTTCTGGAAGGCCATCTACCTCTTTACCAGTTCGTCTATCGTAATATGTAATATCGCATGATTGGAGAAACTCCAATGCCTCTGCAAATTCTGTTTTATTGGTCATTGTTTATCTCTCCAATTTTTCTTAAAGCATCTTTTGATGTTTGCGTTGCCGTCCAAATACCCTCCTCCATGCTTACAGAGGGAACGTCTAGGTCTTTTTGCACCTGTTCCAGTGCCTGTGATAGTAACTCGACTATTTTAATAAGCTTTTGCTCTTGAGGCCTGTTGTTCCATTGCGTGCCACACAAATCACCTTCCTCACCTGTTTCAAGTTCACAAGAGCATTCAGTGCACCTAATAACACAAGAGTTTCTTTTATCTCCAAAGCGCATGTATTCAGCATCACCTCCACAGAACGGGCACGGTTTTAAATTATCCACTGATTTTTCTCCATGTTGTTGTTAAGTATCAGGAGGGCAGGTCGTTACTCCTGCTATGTATTTACCCACTCCGCGTGGATAAAAGTATCTTTATTTTGGCATCACCCTACTTTAAAAATACTGCAACCCTGACCTAGAACTAATATCCAGCAGTAAGTTTTCTTGTTGCTACAGTGTAAGTTGCATTTACATTTCGAGTTGATAGCTCTAATCTGCTTTTTGGCTTACTACTAATGCTTCTACGTTTTTCAGCACCGCATCCTGATGTGCTTACTGTGGCACATAGTTATTTTATGTGTCAACTATAAATTGATAAATAATTTAACAAGGCGACATTCATGTCGGTCTGTGTAAAGTCTAATTGACACAAATATATTTATGTAAAGACAATTCGCAAACTCTTGACACAAAAAACCCCCGTCCGAGAACGAGGGGAGGATAGATGTTACGCCGAACTTCTATCGTGAAAGCTCAGAACGTAGCCTATAACCTTCTAAAGCCCATATTTTGTTACGTGCATTGTCTCGTGCAATCTTACGCCCGATTTCTTCGTTAAAATTCTCAGGGCTTGCACAGGCACTTTCACCAACAACCTGAAAACCGTTTTTTAGAGTCAATGCGCATACGGTTAGAGTTGTATCAGGAAAAATATAGTATTGTTCATGTTTTATACATTCATCAATCATATCAGGTGTGATACGTGGTGCTGTCAAACCTTTTTCAACAATTTCTTTTTCAATCTGCTTTTCATCTTTCATCAATCTATCTTTCTATTAGTTTCAATCTAAAAGGCCAGAGCCTATATACTGTTTAGTGGTAGATCAATAATACCACACATTAAAAAAAGAAAAAGCCCCTTGACAAGAAGAGGCTCTACATGATGTATTAGAAGTGCTTAAATTTTAATACTTTTGAAAAGCTATCATATTTCTAGATATAAAACAATCATCAAAAGTATCCGCATCAGGTTTGGCGGTAATAAATTAAACATACATATATGACGGTCAACGGTTGGTATATGTTGGAACTGGTACAACGGGAATCTATGGATGAACCAGAAGGGCAGTGCGAAATCAGGAAGCCCATGCCATAGCGTAAGTATGCATAGCTTGCGAGAAGTAGCCTGAAACTCTATACAGTGCGTTAGTGATATAGAGAGTGTGTAAATGCTCATCGGCTCCGAAAAGAAGACAGAACATTACACCATAGTACAGCAATCTCATTAGTGGGAATTGTTCGTGCTATAGTGAAGCTATCTCACCAAAAAGAATACTAGAGAAGAGAGAAAAAAGAGGTTTGAGAAAAACAAAAAAAAAGAGTTAAGCTAGATAAGAGAAATAAGTGAAGAAACAAAAAAAGGAAAGAGACAATGACAGAACAGAATATATTTGCAGAGCTAGGATTAGAGAATGCACAAGAGTTGAAGCTCAAGTCAAAGTTAGCTGGAACCATTCTTAAAAAGAAAGAGAAGTGTCAGTTATACGATCATGAGTTAGCAGATATGTGCAACCTTCCAGATGAGATTATTAATTCTATAACTGAGGGTAAGTGGGATGATGTTGATTTAGATTGCCTTGATAATATTTACACCGTCCTTTTAAAAGAAGAGTTTGCACAAGATGCCATTGCTATTGTTTATGAACACTACAACAAAGAGAAATGGTTTAACACTGATGTTGTAAAGTCCTCAGATGTTCTAGATACACTTATGAAGATTCAAGAAGAGATAGGAGAGCTGTGATGTTAGCTATATATTTTTTGGGCGTTCTGTGTTGTTTCTTGAAGATTATCTATCAGGCTTCTGGAAGGTATGATGTTTGTGTTGCGTCATATATAACAGCAGCTTTTCTGTGGCCGTTTGTGGCGTATTACATACTTTTTCTAAAGTCCAATAACATCAACGTTACTTAACCATCTATAACTAAAGATTTACCCATTTTATGTTAGTTAGTCTATTTGGTGGTAGATGGTATTTTATTGTTGCCATAAACATAAAGCGGGGATAAAAAGGGATAAACGGTAAAAAACGCCGTAAAGCAAAAAGAAAGGTATAAAAATGATTCTTGGGATTATACGAGTAATAGCAATTGGGCAGTCGTTAGGGTTTATTATCACTGCATCTATGAGGAATTACATCAACCTTAAAAAAGGTGCTGATTATCAAGTAAAGGCAAATGATGATGGCTCTATTCTTCTAACGCCTGTGAGAAAGGGTGAGTGAGATGAAAGTAATATTTTTAGATATTGATGGAGTTCTAATTCCTTCGACATCTTACTTTTCAGGTAAAAAACCTACAGCAAGTCCAATCATGGTTGATATTGTAAACGCTATATCAGATCGTTGTGGTGCAAAGGTGGTTATGAATACATGCCATAATACGTACCTGAAAGATGAGGGTGAATTGGAATCGTTCATTGAAAAAACAAAAATTAAGAATGTTGTAGGTTTAACTGAATATCCTAATTTCATGGACGGTGGCAGACTTTTAGCTATTGATAAATGGTGCAAAGATAATGATGTTAAATCATGGGTAGCTTTAGATGATTGTCCAATAGATCACGAAAATGCAATACGCGTTAATTCTGATTACGGTTTAACTGCCCAAAATTACCGTGATGCAACTGGCATTTTAGGTGATTATGATAATTTTTTGGTTTTTATTTAAATAAAGGAAAAGAGCAATGAAAAATAAACAATGGCCTCAAGTTGGGGATGAATATTGGACTATGGATGAAGATATTGGGCATTGGAACCAACCTTGGTGTGATGATGGTGAAGATCATGCTCTTTTATTGTCTGGGAATGTATTTAAAACACAGGAAGAGGCTGAGGCTTTTGACTTTGACAAGTTAAAGCGCATGGCACGATTTGCGCAGGTGTGCAGGAAGTTGGATGAGGGGCATGGACTTGAACGTGATAACGTAGTGGAATGCTATCATGATATAGACGATAACACTTTTGAAATAAGACATGTAGTTCTTTGGGGAAGTTTGAGACCAATTTATAATAACCTTCCAAGGTTCTCTAAAAAAGAAGACTGCAAACAATTTATCAAAGACTATCACCAAGAGCTTCTTTGGTACTTCGGCGTGGAGGATGAGTAGATGAGTATAATTGAGATTGAGGCGGTTAAAAATTCTATTGGCAAAACAATTTCTAATGTAGTTCTTGATAAAGAAAACGATAGAGCAATTTTAACTTTTGAAGATAAATCAAGGCTTGTTCTGTGGGATGATGGTCAGGATTGCTGTGAGCGCAGGTATATGGTTTGTGATGCAGACTTGCCATATTTTCCAGGAGCAAAACTTTTAGATGTGTGTATACGTTCTGCTGAAAACATTAAGGTTGAAGAAGACGAGTGGTATGGTGGTGAACATGAGGTTCAATTTTTAATCGTTAAGACAGATAAGGGTGATATTGATTTTGTAAACCATAATGAACATAACGGATATTACGGAGGCTTCAATCTTCAGGCAAAATTAGAAATAGAGCAAATGAGAAAGGGTGAGTGATGAATACAATTGAGGTTATTGCAGTAATAGGAATTTTGGCAGTTGCTTTGATGTTCTGGGTTTTAATCATGCTATTGATTATCAAGTCATGAACAACAGACACATAAACAAGACGCTTAGAAACGCCCTTGATCTACCTCTTGAGGATAGTACACAGCTTGTAGCTATGCTTTTAATGAGGCATTGTTTAGACAAGGGTGTGGAAGAGGAGGAAGTGACTGTTACTCTTGATAACGGTTTGAGTATGGAAATTAAGTTTAAAGTAAATGGATTGGAGGATTAAACTATTTAATAGTTGCATTATATTACTTTAGGTGGTATATTGTAGGTACAACAACAAATTAGAGAGGGTGATATGCAAGAGTATCAAGACGTGCCTGACAAGGTTACAAGGATAATTGAAGCCTGTACATCTAAGGCAGATTCAAAGCCAATTACAGAACAGACAGATTATGAGCGTGGCATGTGCGCTGTGCGTGATGCTGTGTTTACATACCTTTTGGACGTAGAAACAAACGAAAAGAAAGTTAGTTAAGTGGGATTTAAAAAAGCAGAAAGAAAAAAATCTAAGTTGCGCCTAGCTCTGAGCGGGCCATCTGGAAGTGGCAAAACATACGGTGCATTGGCAATCGCTAAAGGTTTAGGCGGACGAACAGCCTTTATTGACACTGAGAATGGAAGTGCAAGCCTTTATTCTGACAACTTCGACTTTGATGTTATTGAGTTGCAGCCTCCTTATACACCCGAGAGGTTTATTGAGCTAATTAATGAGGCTGAGAAAGAAGGTTACGATAATCTTATTATCGACAGTATTACTCATGAGTGGGGTGGTTCTGGTGGCTGTTTGGATATTAACGAAAAGTTGGCTCAAGCAAGCTTTAAGGGTAATACATGGTCCGCATGGTCTAAGACAAATGAAAGGCACAGAGCTTTTGTTGATCGTATCGTTCAAAGCCCTTTGCACATCATTTCAACAATGCGCTCTAAAACAGAAACATCTCAGATTGAGCAAAACGGCAGAAAGAAAGTTGTCAAGCTGGGTATGAAGTCAGAGCAACGTGACGGTATGGAATATGAGTTTACGGTTGTGTTTGACATTGTACATGATGGGAATATGGCTACGGTTTCTAAAGACCGTACACAGATGTTTTTAGGTGATCCTTTTGTAATTTCTGAAGAGACAGGTAAGCAGTTAAAAGGATGGCTTGATACTGGTAAAGACGTAAAAGATCAACAGCAAGAAGAAAAGCTTAAAAAGACTGTTCAGATGTTACAGCGAAAGCTTGACTCTCTTGAGTCAGAAGAAGCGATTAACGAATACACCGAATCTCCTGAGTATTTAGAGCGTGCTGAAAAGTACACTCCTGATATTCAACAGGCTATGCAACAGGCTATTGATGATCGTATTGAGTATGTGAATAACATGAATGGCCACGCAACACAGTTTAATGATTCGGTAGGAGGTTAGATATGGATTACGATGTAGAAATTAAGCGTTTGTTTCATTCTATAGAGGCAGACAAAAAGTATATAGAGTATGTAGATGCTGAAATTAAGAAATATTCTGAGCAGAAGGGACTTGCTGTTCAAGGCATCAGTGAGAATAAGGCTAAGATTATTGAGCTTATGAAAGAAAACGGTGTTGTATCTGATAAAACAGACTTTGCCACTTTCACTATTAAATCATCACCACCTTCTGTGGTAGTGCCTGATGTTGATAAAGTGCCTGATGAGTTTGTTAAGGTTAAGCGTGAGCCTGACAAGAACAAGATTAAGCAGTTCCTAGCTGATAACGGTTCATGTGATTGGGCTGAGTGGGGTGAATATAAAGAGACTTTAATGATTAAGGATAATGTGAAATGAGTTTTATTAGTGAGAAAGACGGTGTTATTGATTTGACTAAGTTGGCAGACTTAAAAGAAGAAAATAAAGAGTTGTTTGATTATATTCAAAATATGCACTTTTTGTTGCGCAAAAGTGAGGTGATGATGAAAGCGTTTTTTGATGCTTGCGTCTATTGTAATAATCACCTTGCAGATTATAGTGAAGATGATGTTATTTTCTCGTGTTTTAGTCACACATCAAATGCTATCGCTGAATATACTAAAGTTATGGATGAGGTTGAAGAAAGGTTAGGAAATGAGTAGTTTGAATAAAGTACAGATTATCGGGAACCTTGGACGTGATCCAGAAACTCGGTACACAAATGATAACCGTGCTATTACGAACCTAAACCTTGCTACGAGCGAGAACTGGAAAGGTCAGGACGGTTCTAAGCAAGAGCGTACTGAATGGCATCGTGTTGTGTTGTTTGGCCCTTTGGCTGAGGTTGCAGATAAATGGCTTAAAAAAGGCTCTCAAGTTTATATTGAGGGTAAGTTACAAACACGTAAGTGGACTGATAAAGATGGTAACGAAAGATACACGACTGAAATTGTTGTAGATCGTGGTGGTCAAATGGTGATGTTAGGTGGTGGGGGTGAGTCGAGTACATCGCACCAGGTGCAACATAATGACTCACATGATGATGAATTAGAAGATTGCCCATTCTAAACACAACGCCACTCTTAACGGGTGGCTTTTTTTATAACCTCAATAAACTCGTATATGTCACGTACAACATAATATGTATGACCAAGGTTGGTTACATTCTTTTCAAAGTCTTTTTGTGATTGTTGCTGTTTACCCTTAGGTGTTTTTATCTCTATGAACTGAACACCGCCATCATATACATGTATTAGGTCTGAAACACCTGCTAATACTCCCTCAGCCTTTAATTTAACAGCTTCTAGCTTGTGCCTGCTACCACCATTGGGGCAAGCAAAGAGAACTGAATCAAAACGCTGTAGGTTAAACCACTGAACACACCCCTTTTGAATTAGATGCTCTTCTTTTGATCTTGCCAATGTGTTTATTCTTTCGCTCGTTATGCATACAGGTTAATGTAATAAAGATTAATACACACACATCCCGTTTAAAAGGTAAATACTATGATTGAGCTAATTGAAAGAGCAATTAAGCAAAGAAAGCAAGAAGTTGAAGATATAAAAAACGAGCTTATGGAACAGTTAAAAGAGCATACAACGGCTGATCCAGTTATTGTATCTCTTTACACTAAGCTTGAAATGGTTAATGAGTTTGTAAGTGAACTGAGCCATTTAAAAAAGATTGAAGACTTAGTAAATGACCCATCCCAAAAATAATCGCCGACCTTTCCCTCTACTCTGTAGGGGGTTTTTGTTTTATCATTGCTTGATTGTAATAATGGTCAGTATATCTTTGATGTCTTCTGTCAACTATAAACGGTGAACCATAAAGCTTCCATCCTTGTTCAAGTTCCCACTCTACACATTTCTCGAGTTGGTCTGCTGTATATGCGCCGACAATTTTATACTCAATATCGCATTCACTCATACTTAATCCTCTCTTATTTCGATTTCATTAAATGTAAGTTTTAAGTCTGTCGTTTTAATAGCTTTCTCTGCATCCTCTCTAGTCCTGTACCTCTTACATAAACAAGTCCAGTCTGAGTATTTATCTAACAACCAATTGTCATAAGGGTAAGAACCTTTTTTCACTTCCTTCCTTGTTCTATTGGTTACTCTACCCCAAAGAGAAAACCTTTTACGACTCACTTAACTTTCCCCTCACTTGTAAACGCCATGCCACCAGTGCCGTCTAGATCGTCTCTATCTGATAATGGCTCTTTATGAAGTGTTTTAAGTATTCTTACTTCTGCTTCTAGCTCTCTAATTCTTATGTTAGTAACTTTAAGGCGTCTTTCTAGCTCTTCTTTTTCAAGGTCAAGCTTTGCAACTGTACCTCTAAGCTTCTTATTCTGTTCTATGTATTCACGTGTCATCACTTCACCATCTTAGCCCATTTAAGTTCATATTCTTCTCTTAGGTCGTAGGGTATGAAATAGTCTTTGTATCTAAACAACTCACCCTTAGAGTTAACACCTTCTCGTTTAAGAGTCCTAATATCAAAGCCCATATCAATTAGCTCGTAGATTCTTGACTGAAACTTACTAGCTAGGCGCTGACAGGTCATAAAGTTAACTGTTTCACCGTCTAAAAGCTTTCTCATTAGCCTGGCTTTTTGTGTACCAGCTCTTACCTTTATCTCTTTATATTCTTCTGGTGATTCTGCGCCAATTGTTAGAAGTTCTTTTAAGTTAATCATCCCACTATCTCCTTAATCTTTGCCAGTTGCTCTTCTGTTACTTCATACTCTTTGCCGTTGATGGTTAGTGTTTCATCCCAAGGCGAGATTATGTCATCATCAGACTCTGAGTCTGGATACTTATTACCTTCTTCATCAACCCTAAAAAGGGTAAGTGCGCTTGCGAATATAAATGAGTTAAAGTATTTATCTTTTTCTGACAGAGGATCGTAACCAATATAAACAACCTTAGAACCTTTACGTGTCCTGTAATACTTTCCCACCTCGAACGGTTGGTTTTGTTCTGGTTGAATTGGTTCCATGATTAGGTCTAAGCTACGATCACCACCGTAATAAACACCGTTTTCACTGAACATGCGCATATTGCCTTCTGACTCTGCATGAAAAGACCCGTCACTGCTAATGGCACGCACAGTTAGAATATGACCACCATTAGTTTTATATTTCTGTCCTATTTTAGCTTTCATTTTCTTTTTCCTTATTTAACAATCAATTGATGTTACTGAACCGCATTTTTCGCACCTAAGGACATATCTCTTTCCAACTGCATCACCTTTTCTTGTTAAGGTAATAACTTCATGTATTTCCCATTTATGTATATGTCCAAATATTAAGAACTGAATTAAACTCCACATCACCCAATCACTCCATTTGCCATCAACACTGTTGCAAATCCAAGGCTAGGCACAATCAACCACCATGCATATACCAATAAATCTTTTATATCTGTCTTAGTCATAATCTCTCTCCTTACATCACAGGCGGTGGTAATAGTTCTAAATCACCCTGCATCGCCATTAATTCATTCTGCAAACCTTTATTTGCGCTCTCTAAAAACTCGTTCCTATTTGTCTCACCAGCTAGGCAGATAAACAAAACAATCGCCAAGCCTAGTACCAGTGAGATGCAAAACATCCATATAACTTCCTTACCCATATCAAATACCCTCAAAGAAATAGTTAATGTTAACGTTCATGAGCAAAGATATATCGTGCAACCTACTTGCACACACACGGTTATATCCTGTCTCATATTTCTGTACTTGCTGATACGTTACATTTAATTTGTCAGACAATTGCTTCTGAGATAAACCACTCTCTTTTCGTATATCTCTAATACGATTACCAATGTGAATATCTTTAAGTGTTGGTCGTCTTGCTGTTACTCTTTTCATATACTAAACTCCTACATACATTACTGTTACAAATCCCCAAAACGCAGCATTCAATAATAACAAAAACATCTTTCCTAAATAACCGCCATCATCAATACCCCACACCATAGATGTAAGTACGTACACAGATGCAAATACAGTTAAAAACAATTCATAGTTATTCATGTGATTAAACCTTTTTCATTTTGTTGCGTTGTTATTAATGTTATAGTATATTCTAAATAAGGTTGCAACAACAAAAAGTAGAAATAATATGAGAAAGAAACGACTATCCCCTATGCAGTCCCATTTTTATAGTAATCTATTAGATGGGAGTGAGATTGATTGCTCTAGAAAAAATTACATGTTTATGGTTAGTTTTCATAAAGGCAAAGAATACTATTACAGAATAGATGGTCATGAACAAAAGGCTATAGAAGCACTGGAAAGAAAAGGTTTAATAGAGAAAGAGGGAGATCGATATGTTCTTAAAAAAGATTAGAAAGTTTATTGCAGTACTTCTAGTTAATACAGCTAACTTCATTTATCCAGAGTTTCAACTCAGACATACAATAGAATACGGTGAAGCTACTATGGAAGCTGATAACCTAGCTCTTATCAAAGGCACTACAGTTTCAGCAGTTGAAATACATATGATTAATTAAACTTGCATCACAATGCATTAATATTTAATATACATTTGTTGAGATTATTTGAGGTGAGATACTATGGCAAAAGGCTATACAAAAGAACAGCGCAAAGCTTTTCAAGACGAAATATGTGAGAAGATTTGTGAAGGCTGGTCAGTAAACCAAATTCTTAAACAAAAACACATGTGCAGTTATCCTACTTATCTTGATATGTTGAGGGATGACAAGGACTTCCTTGAGAACTACACACGCGCGCGAGAAAGTTCGGCAGACTATTACTCCCATAGAATCATAGACATAGCAGATCAATTAACAAACGGAAACAATCCGACACTCGAGCCTTCAGCGGCTAGGGTTGCTATTGATGCCTACAAGTGGACAGCAGGTAAAATGAAGCCTAAGAAGTACGGCGACATTCATAAGTTTGAACACACTGGTAAAGATGGTAAGGACTTAAACACTGTTGCAGTCTTAAATATCAACGTTACCAAGGATGAAAAAGAAGAATAATGACAACAATAGCATATAGAGACGGCGTTTTATCCGCAGATTCATTAGTAACAAACATGGCTTGCAAGGTTGGTACATTTGAGAAGTTGTTTGATGATAAAGAAGATAATCATTACGGATGTATTGGTGAGGTTCAAGACCTTATAGCCTTTAGGAAGTGGAAAAGGGGATGTTCTGAAAAGCCTAAGGTTAGTGAAGACTTTTGTGCTTTGATGGTTGATAAAAACAACAATCTCTGGATTTATGAGGATAAGTTAATACCTAGAAAGATGGAATGCGAATACTATGCCATAGGTTCGGGGTATGAATTTGCATTAGGTGCTATGGCTAATGGTGCTAGTGCATACGAAGCACTCGAGGCAGCAATTAAGCATGATTGTTACTCTGGTGGTGAGATTGTTAGTATGGTGAATATATCAAAGTAGTGTGTCATTAGTGCACTTTTATAGATGGTGAGTATTGCAATAAAGCAACAAAGAGGTGAGTTATGGGATACGGTAAGGTTAAAAACATTCCTATTGATATGGATATATGTATGGTAGCTATATGCGATGGTATTGATAGACTTTTTAAGAGAGAAGATCTGCATCAGATTCGTAAAATAACCATCCACTTTTCTAGTTGTAATGCTTTCCATGTAGGTTGGATGACTCCAGATATTAGAGAAGAATATAAAGATATTGTTTTTGACTTTATAGAAGTTCATTTGCTTCCTGAAGATGCTTGGTATGTAACAATCAATACAGATGATGACAGTTACTTGTATTGTTTTGGAAGTAGGGGTGCTTAGATGATGGATATTCAAAAGGCTGTTTCTGAACTTGACCAAGAGACTATAGATGGTTTGAGAGAAATAGGTGAACATTGGGCTAATGCTGATGTATGGAGCTTGATGTTTCCTGGTGTGATGATGGATCACGAAGGGTGGTCCTATATTGGTAAGCTAATACTAGCAATATTAAATAGTGCAGATGAGTAATTCAGAGGTCAATCTAACACTACACCCAAGGCAATATGATGCCTTTACATCTGAGGCAACGGAGATTCTATATGGTGGGGCAGCTGGTGGTGGTAAGTCGTTCCTTATGCGTTGTACTGCTATATCTCTATGTTCAACAATACCAAACCTCAAAGTATATTTATTCCGTAGGTTAAGTGATGATCTAGTTAAGAACCACATGGAAGGTTCAGGCTCTTTTCCTGAGTTATTATCTAAGTGGGTTGATGATGGTCTTGTTACTATCAACTGGTCTAAGCCTATTGAGATTAGATTTTGGAACGGTTCAAAGATATTCCTTAACCATTGTCAGCATGAGAAAGACATGTACAAGTATCAGGGTAGTGAAATACATGTACTCATGATTGATGAGCTTACACACTTTTCAGAGCCTATCTATCGTTTCTTGCGTAACCGTGTACGTTTAGGTGGGTTAGATGTGCCTGAACAATACAAAGGTAAATTGCCATTCATATTATGTGGGTCAAACCCAGGTAGTGTTGGCCACCAGTGGGTAAAAGAAACATTCATTGATGATGCAATCCCTATGGAGCTTAGAAGAATGGGGAAAAGTGAGGGAGGTATGCTACGCCAATATATACCTGCACGCCTTGAGGATAACCCGACTCTAGTTGAAAATGATCCAGATTATGTTGACAGACTTCATGGTTTGGGTTCACCTGAACTTGTAAGAGCTATGGCAGAAGGTGATTGGGATGTTGTGGCTGGTGCAGCACTTGAGACTTTATCACGTGAGAAGCATTGTTTAAGACCATTTACACCACCTAAACATTGGACTCGCTTTATGTCTATTGATTGGGGTACAGCTAAACCTTTCTCGGTTGGTTGGTACTGTGTAGCTGAAGGCAATGCACTTATCAAAGGTAAAGACGGCTTTAAAGACAGGTTAATACCTGATGGTGCTGTAATTAGATATAGAGAATGGTACGGGTGGAATGGTAATAGAGATGAAGGCTGTAGGCTTGAATCGTATGAGGTTGCACAAGGCTGTTTAGAGAGAGAAGCTGAGGCAGGTGATCGTATGGATTACAGAGTTGGTGACTCTGCTATGTGGGCACAAACAGATGGCCCATCACCACAAGAGAGAATGTACACGCACACTGATGGTAGATTTGCAATGCGTCAATCTAAGAAAGATAGAGAGATGAACTATCAAGAGCTAAGAGCTAGGCTTAAAGGTGATGATGATGGTCCTATGTTCTATGTTACGGAGAATTGTACCCATTTCTGGCGTACTGTTCCTAGTTTAATGCTAGATGAAACAAGACCTGAAAAGGGGCCAGATACAACGCAAGAAGATCATATATATGATGATGTAGTCTATGCGTTAATGAGCAGGCCATTTACTATGACTAAGAAGCGTAGGATGGATATTGCTTACAACAGAGCAAAGAAAGAAGCAAGTAGAGGAGTAAAGAGAAGATGAGTTTAATAATTGCATATATTCTAATGTATGAGTTTAGTTACCCGTGGTGGGCATATGCCATAGTATTTGTTGTGTGGTTGTTTAGCCTTGGTATGACTGAACAGTAAGGTGATGAGATGAAATACAAAAGAAAAGAAGTAATAGGTGATGCAACTTTATACTTGGCTGATTGTATGGATGTGATGCCACATTTAGAAAAGGTTGATGCTGTTGTTACTGATCCGCCTTATGGGATTGGAATTGATGGTCAAAAGGAAGTTAAAAAAGGTAAAAAATCAGATAGAAAAGGTTATGATTTTAAGGGATGGGATAATAAAACACCTGAAAAAGTTATTTTTGATGAAATATTTGAAGTGTCACGAAATCAAATAATATGGGGTGCAAATTACTTTCAGGATAAAATAAATCATTGTGGCAGAATGTGGCTTTTTTGGGATAAAGACCAGCATGGGTTAACTATGAGTGATGGAGAGTTGGCATATACAAATATGAATAAGCCTATGAGGGTATTTAAAAAGAACAGAGCAGTTTTAAGTGCAGATGGTGCTGTTCACCCAACACAAAAGCCTGTAGAGCTTATGAAGTGGTGCATTTCACACCTCCCTGAAGATTCAAAAACTATCCTAGACCCATTCATGGGAAGCGGAACAACAGGTGTTGCGGCGTTATCAATGGGGCGCAAATTCATAGGAATAGAACTTGATGAAGAATATTTTGACATTGCCTGTGAACGCATCAGAAATGAATATAATCAAATAAAGTTGTTTTAGGAGCTAACATGTTTCACTTATGGTTTACACCCCACATGATTAACAGGCGAGTTATGCTTGCTGTTGAGGATGGTCTAAAAGAGATAGGACAACCTTTCAAAAGACACAACACAGATACACCTGATGTTAAGGCTGGTGATCATATATCGTATGGAATCCTAAGAGGCAGTGGCGATGTATTCTATAAGGCACAATGTGAGGGATATGATTGGTACAACATAGACAATGGATACTTTAAACCAGGTCACTTTGAGGGTTATTATCGTATCTCACGTGGTAATACACAGGCTAAGTTTAACCCTGCGCTTGCTACTGACGATACGAGATGGAAAGAGTTGGGGTTAGAGATTAAGGAATGGAAAGACAATGAAGATGGTCCTATTATCATCTGCCCACCTACACCTGCTGTATGCCAATTCTTCAGTATTGACCAAAATCTATGGATTATGCGAACCGTTGCAAAATTTAAACAAAATACTAATAGAGAAGTAATTGTAAGACATAAGGATGATCCACGTCCTCTGGATGATATGCTAGACAAGGCTTTTTGCGTATACACGTTTAATTCTAGTGTTGCGTGGCTGGCCTTATTAAATGGCGTTCCAGCCATAACAGACAATTTTTGTGTTGTCAAATCATGGAATAACCTTACTATTGATGATGTTAATTCAGATTTAAAGAGATTCGACCGAAAAGAGTTGTTTAATTTCATGGCTAACACACAGTTCACATTACAAGAATTTAGAGAAAGGTATGACCTATGGCTACCCGCAATCAAGTCAATGTCTACATGGGATGGGATTCTAGGGAAGTAGTTGCTTACAAAGTATGTGAGTATTCCATCAGACGTAAAACAAGAATGAACCCAAACATTCAACCTCTTGTTCATAGAGATTTAAGAAAATCAGGATATTTTAAACGCCCTTGGCTAGTTGAAGCTGGTTCAGGTGATTGGATTGATCTAATTGATGGTAAGCCATTCTCCACAGAGTTTAGTCATACACGTTTTCTAGTACCTGCATTGCAAAAGTACAAAGGTTGGGCACTGTTTATGGACTGTGACATGATCTTTACAGACGATATTAAGAAGCTATTTGATCTAGCTGATGATAAATACGCTGTAATGGTTGTTAAGCATAAGCATGAGCCAAAAGAATCCATTAAGATGGATGATAGACTTCAAACCCGTTACCGCCGTAAAAACTGGTCTTCATTCATCTTGTGGAACTGTAACCACCCTGCCAACAAAGCTTTAACACCTGAAGTGGTTAATAAGGCAGATGGTACGTGGTTACACCAGTTTTCTTGGTTAGAAGATAACCAAATAGGAACACTGCCATTTGAGTATAACTGGATTGAGAATGTTAGCCCTGTGGTTAATAAGCCTCATGTTATTCATTACACTCTAGGTGGGCCATGGTTCCAGAATGAGAAATGCCAGAACGTAAAGTATGCTCAGGAATGGGTACAAGAATACGAAAGATGGCAGAGAGAGGGCGATCATGAAGTTACAGACGTTCCAAGCACTAAGTGGGGATGATGATATGCCTACTGTATGTGTGTCTGGTGGGTTTGACCCACTACATGTTGGTCATCTCAGGATGTTTAAAGAAGCGGCTGAGTATGGCGATTTAATAGTAATTATCAATAGTGATGAGTGGCTTATCCGTAAGAAGGGTAAGCTGTTCATGCTGTTTGAAGAAAGAGCTGAGATTATAGCTTCACTTGATTTTGTGTATAAGGTTGTACTGGCTAAGGATAGCGATGGCACTGTGTGCGATAGTTTGAAAGAGCTAGAACCTGATTACTTTGCAAATGGTGGAGACAGAGGTGAGGAGAATACACCAGAGCTTGACGTATGTGAGGAGCTGGGTATAGAACCGCTATTTAATATAGGTGGCGGTAAGGTGAGAAGTAGTAGTGATATGTTGAGGCAATATAATGAAATTGGTGAGGAGAACGTGGGGTAGTTACTTTGAGATTATAAGATTACCTTTCTTATGTCTTAAAGTATTAAGCTTTCACCCTGAGAAGCGTTTGTCTGTCCAGCGTCATTTCCAAAGAAGTGAGCTGTGGATAGGTTTAAACACTTTATTGTGGAAGTATTACCCTAAAGGTGAGTGGCACACGTACTTAAATACGACTGTTAAAAATCATTATGTGTTTGAGATACAGTGGGGTGAGAAGGTTGTTGAAGAGGATATTGAGAGAAAGTTCGAGTATGAGTAAAGGTATTTCAATTCTATGTCCATCAAGAGGCCGTCCTGGTATGGCTAACAAGATGGAACAAAGTGCAATCAATACGGCTAATGGTGATGTAGAGGTATTGTTTTACCTCAATAATGATGATCCAGAGCTTGATAAGTACGATGTAAAGACACAGTACGTTGGTCATGATGCACCAACTGCATATAGTTGGAACTTATTAGCTAAGGAAGCTAAGTATGATGTTCTAGTTCTTATGGGTGATGATGCAGTTTTTAAAACACCTGGATGGGATGATGAGTTACATGCGCTTAATGAACAGTATGATGATGGCATATGGTGCGCAGGGTTCTATGATGGCCGTGAGAAGGGTAGTTACCCACACTTTGCTGTAAGTAAGGTATGGGCTGACACGCTAGGCTATTTCGTACCTCCTATATTCTTTCACTGGCATGTTGATACATGGACAACAACACTAGCTAAAAACATATATCGCTTTCATGGTTTAGATGATATATTGATTGAGCATCAAACGCCTAAAGTAACAGGCAAAGTAGATGAAACATTTGCACGTATCAGAAACGCAGTATGGCCTCATAGAGACAGGTATGTTGCTGACATTGCAGGGCGTTACATGCAAGTTGATGAGATGTTGTTGAGAAAACAAATGG